GGACTACCTCGTGACCGTGCTCACCGTGCACCCCGCCGGAGATGCAGCGCTGCTCGGCCGGCAGTGGCGGGCCCAGGACCCGGGCGGCGCCGGCACGATGGGCGTGCTGCGCGTGACCGCCCTGGACCAGATCCAGCAGAGCAGGGAGGCGAGCTGATGGACTTCGGAGAGCTCGCCGACCGCCTCGAGCAGGCCTCCCGCCGGGTAGGGCCGGAAACCAATCGGACCGTGCAGCAGCAGGCCCGACTCGCCCGCGCCCTGATCCGCGAGCGGGCGTCGGGGCGGCCCGGACCGAACATCATCACCGGCCAGTACGTAGCCTCCTGGCGCATCGAACCCTTCCCCGTACCGGACGGCGGGGGAGCAGTGGTCGGCACGAACGCGCCGCAGGGACGCCGCCTCGAGTACGGCTTCTACGACATGACGGACTCCATCGGCCGGCACTTCTTCCAAATCCCCCGGCCTCACGTAGAGCCCGCGGTGAACGAGCTGTCACCGGAGTACGAACGGGCCTTCGGCGAGGCTCTCGACCGGATCTTCGGGAGCTGATTGTGATCGAACGCCGTCTCGTCACCAACGGCCTGCAGACGCTGTTGGCCACGCTCACCGGCTTCCCGGTCGGCAAGGCCACCGTGCCCCTCACTGCGCAGGGGCAGCCCGTGCCGCCGCCGTACACCCTGCTGTACTCCCTCGACGACGTGGACGCCGACAACACCCTGGCCGACAACAGCAAGGCGGCCATCTACGACTACCAGGCGACGTTCGTGTCCGGGCCGGTACCGGGCCAGCCCGATTCGCGGGGCGGCGTCGATCAGGCGGAGTGGCTCGCTGATCTCGGCCGGAAGGTCGTGGAACGTCCCGCGGACGGCAGCACCGGCTACGCCCACCCGCTGACCGTTCCCGGAGCGCACTGCTATCACCGGGAGGCGCGCGGAGCGGGGGGAACGTCCGACGCGAACGATGCCATCATCACTTCAGTGATCCGTTTCCGGCTTCACTGTGAACGCAGCGCCTGAGAGGCGCCGTTGCACGACCGCACCGCGGCGGGACCCCACGCGGACGCCACCACCCATCTGGTGGCCGCCACACACCACCACGTGTAGCAGGGGCCCGGCTTGGCCCCGTCCGCTAAGGGGCCATTCATGAGGTTCAACCGCAAGGGCACCACCCAGATCTTCTTCCTGCCGACGATCGCGTCGACGGCGCTCCTGCCGACGACGGCTGAGATCACCGCGGGCACCGAGCTGACCGACGGCATCAACGCGATCGACGGCTTCACCCTGGAGAACTCCCCGATCGAGACGCCCGACATGGCGTCCACGTTCGTCTCGAAGATCGGCGGCGACGACTCCGCGGCCGACTCCTCGCTGACGTTCTACGAGGACTCCGTCCTCGACGACACCGAGACCGACCTCGCCAAGGGCACCAGCGGCTACATCGTCATCTTCTCCAAGGGCCAGAGCCCTTCGGCGAAGGGCATGGACGTCTTCCCGGTGACGGTCGTCTCCAACAGCAAGGCGTACACCACGGACAACGAGGCCGCGAAGATCACCGTGCAGTTCACGATCACCGCCCGCCCGGCGTTCAACCAGACCGTCCCCTCGAGCTGACCTGGCCGCAGCACTTCCCCCAATAGCCCCCGGCCGGGCGCCCGGTGAATCTGGGAAGGGCGCCGCGCGCGCCCGGCCGGGCCTTCCCACGGAGACCCGATGACAACCAGCACCACCACCTGGGACGCGATGCAGAAGCGTCTCGATGCGCTGCAGCGCCCCACCGCCGCGTTCACGATCTGCGAGGACCTCGAAGCGAAGCAGCGCCTCGCCAGGGCCAAGAGCAGTGCCGACGAAGCCGAGCAGGCCCTCGCCGCGGCCACCGGCGCCGACGACGCCGACCGGACGGCACTGGAGGCGCAGGCCAAGGATGCGAAGGCAGAACTCGCCACCGCGCAGAAGGCGTTCGACAAGGCCTCCATCACGCTCAGGTTCACAGCGCTGGAGCGCAAGGAGCTCGCGGCACTGCAGGCCGCGCACCCGCCCACCGAGGAAGACGAAGCCGAAGGCGACGACTTCCACAGCGACACCTTCGCCCCGGCCCTCATCTCCGCCGCGTCCCTGGACGGCATGCCCCTCGACTACGCCCGCCACTGTCTCGACTCCTGGTCCGCGTCCGATGCGCGCGGCCTGTGGAACGCGGCCTGGCAAATCCAGTTCCAGCAGCGGACCGACCTGGGAAAAGGCTGACCGATGACCAGGGGCTGCGCGCCGAACTCGCCCTGTGCCGGGAGTACCGCATCCCGCACAGCTTCTTCCGCGGGTACGGCGACGGCACCTGGTCCGACCTCGACCGGCGCAAAGGCCTCGCCTACGAGGCATACCTGCGGCAGGTGTGCCCCACGTGTGGCACCAGGCCCGAGGAATGGGACGAGGCCGCAGGAGGCGCCGAGGACGCCTACACGGCCATCAGCCACCGCTGCATCGGCTGCCAGATCCTCACCGACAAGCAGACGACCATCCCGCAGGGCGACGAAGGCCACGGCGTGAAGGTCCTGTTGATCCCCACCAGCGTCCACGCCGCCATGCAGTTCGCCCACACCCACACCCGCTAGCAGACAAGGAGGCCGCCCCGTGTCCCAGTGGAATCTGTCGGTACGGCTCTCGGGGCAGGGCTCCGACCTGACGCGCACCCTGCGCGAGGCATCGCGGGAGGCCCGCGCCGCCGGCCGGGACATCAACAAGCTCCGTACGGACATCGGCCGGCTACGGCGGGAGGCAGGGCGGGCGGTCCGGCTGCGGGTCACCGTGGACGGCGGCCGGCTGCGCGCGGATGTCCGCAACGCGGTGCGGCAGTCCAACACCGGCAGCCGCATCTCGGTGCCCCTCACGGTCGACGGGCGGGGTCTGCGCCGCGACGTCCGGGCGGCGCTGACCGCAGCGGGCACCGGAAACCGCATCACCATCCCCCTGGATGTCGACACAGGCACCCTGGTCCGCGATACCAACCGCGCCACCCGCAACCTCACCGCGCTGCGCGACCAGGGCGGCGACACGGCCCGCGTGCTGCACCAGATCGCCCGCGCAGCCCGGGGCGCCGGCGACGACCTCGGCCACCTCGCCGTGAACGCGATCGCCGCGAACGCCGCGCTGCGCCGCATCAACACGACGGCGAACCGTGCCAACACCCGGTTCGGTGACCTGTCGACGAACTCCCGCACGCTGCGCACCGATCTGGACGACCTGAACGGCTCGGCGACACGGCTCGGCGGCTCTCTCGGCGGGCTCCGCGGGCGGCTCGGCACGGTCGGCTCGGCGGCCGACGGCGCAGGCGACAAGTTCCAGCTCGGTGCGGTGGAACTCATCACCCTCGCCTCGGCCATGGCCCCGGTCGTGGCCGCTGCGGTGCCCGTCATACAGACCCTGGCCGCAGCCGGTGTCGGCGCCGCAGCCTTCGGTGTCGCCATCGGCGGGCAGATCAGCAAGCTGACCGAGGCCGCCGAAGCGGAGAAGAAGTACCAGGACGCGGTCGACGAACACGGCAAGAGGTCCGAGGAGGCGATCAAGGCAGGGGAGGCCTACCAAAAGCTCATGGCGAAGATGCCGCCCGCCACCCGCGAGGCGGCCGCCGCGCTCTCCTCCCTCAAGAGTGAGTACAAGGACTGGTCCGACTCGCTCGCCGGCAGCACGATGCCGGTCGCCACCAAGGGCCTGCAGGTCATGTCGATGCTGCTGCCCCGTCTGACGCCCATGGTGGAGGGCGCCGCCAACGAGTTCGACCGGCTGATGAACTTCGCTGGGGGCGCCATCAACACGCCCGGTTTCGACCGGCTGATGGACAAGCTGGCCGGGGCGTCCACGACCGCGCTGCACCACATCGTCACCGGGATCATCGACCTGGTGCAGGCCGCCGAGGGCTTCTCCGGCAACCAGGACATGGCGGAGTTCCTCGACTACTGCCGCCAGAACGGTCCGCTCGTCGCGGAAACCCTCAAGAACCTGGCGACGGCCGCGATCCACCTGCTGACCGCCACCGCCGACTCCGGCGTCAGCGTCCTCACCCTCGTCAACGCGCTCGCCAAGCTCGTCAACGCCGTCCCCACCGGGGCGATCTCCACGTTCCTGCAGCTGTACGCGGCGCTGCGCCTGGTGAAGATGGGCGCGGCCGCGGTGGCTGCGGTGACCGGCTCGCAGGCCGCAACGGGCCTCGCCGCGTTCGTACGGAGCGCACGCTTCGGCGGGGTCGGCCCGGCCATCGTCGGCGTCACGCAGCGCATGTCCACCATGACGAAGGTCGCCGGCGGACTGGGCGTCCTCGGGGCGGTCGCGATCGGCATCAACGAACTCGCCGACCATGCACGGGGCGCGCCGCCGGACGTCGACAAGCTGACCACGTCCCTCAAGAACCTCGCCACGGCGGGCAAGTTCACCGGCGAACTCAAGTCCACGTTCGGCGACATGGACGGCTTCATCGGGAAGCTGAAGACCCTCGATGCGCAGCGCGCGGGCATGGCCAAGTTCAAGGACTCTCCCTGGTCCGGCTTCATCCCCGCCTTCGACAAGATCGCTCCGAAGCTCGACGACCTCGCCAACGGGCACAAGTCGATGGGCGCCCTCAGCGACGACTTCAAGTCCGTCGACCAGTCCCTGTCGCAGCTCGTCACTAACGGGCATGCGGACGTGGCGACAGCCCAGTTCAAAAAGTTCGAGTCGGCCATGAAGGCCGCCGGCTACTCCACCAAGGACATCAAGAAGATCTTCCCCGACTACACGGGGGCCGTGGCCGACCTCAAGGCCGAGCAGGACATCGCCGCGCAGGGCATGGGCGCGTTCGGCCAGGAAGCCATCAACACCAAAACCAAGCTGGACGCGCAGAAGCAGTCCGCCGACGGGCTACGGCAGTCCATCCAGGCACTGAACGACGTCAACCGGGCCGCATCTGGGGCGCAAAACGCGTTCGAGCAGGCCATCGACGACACGTCGAAGGCGGCGAAGAAGCACCACGACCAGCTGTCGATGAACCACGGCGAGCTGGACCTGAACACGCAGGGCGCCCGCGATGCCGAATCCGCGCTGCGTGACCTGGCCGGGAAGACCGACGCGGCCACGTCGGCGGCCCGCGAGCAGGGCAAGACGTGGGAAGACGTAAACGGGATCTACAAGCGGGGCCGGTCCGCGTTCATCGAGAACGCTCGCGCCATGGGTCTCACCAAGGCGGAGGCCGGGCAGCTCGCCGACCAGATGCTGAAGATCCCCAGCAAGAAGTCCGTGAAGCTGGACATGAAAACCGAGGACGCCGTTGCGGGCCTGAACTCGGTGATGACGGCGATGAAGAAGACGCCGGACGCCAAGAGCGTCACGGTGAAGGCGCTCACCAAGGACGCGGTCGCCCTGCTCCAGTCGCTGGGCTTCAAGGTCCGGCAGATGCCCGACGGCTCGTTCAAGGTCACTGCGCAGACCGGCAGTGCCCTGGACAACATCGGCGGCGTGCAGCGCGCCCGGGACGCTCTCAAGGGCAAGTCCATCAGCGTGAGTGCGAACACCAGCTCGTTCTTGGGGGCCGTGGGCGCCCTGTCCGGGAAGGTGCTCGGCACGTCGTACATCAACGTGGCGTACCGCAAGGTCGACTCGAGCGCGTCCCCGAAGTTCCGGGCGGACGGCGGCATCGTCCGCCGGTACGCCTCTGGTGGAGCCGCTCAGTACATTCCCGACGGCGGTGCCGTCGTTGGCCCTGGGACGGGCACCTCGGACAGCATCCCCGCGCTGATCAGCAACGGGGAGTACGTCATCAAGGCCGACTCGGTCCGTAAGTACGGCCTGGCGATGTTCGACCGGCTCAACGCGGGCCGGTTCGCGACCGGCGGTCTCGCTGACGCTTCCCTGCCGCGGTTCGCCGACGGCGGACTCAACTTCAGCTACCAGGGCACCGGTGACAGTGCGAGCAAGTACACACTGTCTGGGCTGATCTCCGCGTCCAACGACAAGAAGGGCAACTTCTCCCTCTCCATCTTCTCGGCCAAGCTGCGGGCCTCCAACAACGCCCTGGACTCCTGGCGCGCCAACCTCGCCAAGGTCGCCTCACGGGCCGGACAGGACGTCGCGGACGCCCTCGCCGAG